TACGAGCACATAGAGAGACTAGAACATATTTGCAAGATAGTACTTGCATCAGGAAAATATTAAAATGAGCCAATCGCAATACAACTTAAAAACAAAAACAGATTATCTCAATCGCAAGATGTTTCTTGACCCTGCTGGTCCTGTGACCATTCAACGGTTTGAAGAAGTCAAATACAACAAAATTGTAAAATTTGAACAAGAGGCTCGCGGATTCTTCTGGGTGCCTGAGGAAGTGAGCCTGACCAAGGATGCCAACGACTTCAAGGAAGCCAGCAGCACAGTAAAACATATCTTTACCAGCAACCTGCTGCGTCAAACAGCCCTGGATAGTTTGCAAGGCCGAGGCCCTACACAGGTGTTTACCCCTGTGGTATCAATTCCTGAATTAGAAGCCTTGATGTACAACTGGGGATTCTTTGAAACCAACATTCACAGTAGAAGTTACAGTCACATCATCCGTAACATCTACAATGTGCCCAAGGATGTGTTCAGCACAATCCATGACACAAAAGAAATTGTTGAAATGGCCAGTACAATTGGCCTGTATTATGATCGCCTGCACATGATCAACTGCCGCAAAGAACTACAAGAAGATTTTGACGAATATGAACACATCAAAGCCATCTGGTTAGCACTCAATGCCAGCTACGGTCTGGAAGCGTTTCGCTTTATGGTCAGCTTTGCCACCAGCTTGGCCATGGTTGAGAACAGAATCTTCATTGGCAATGGCAATATCATCAGCTTGATACTGCAAGACGAAATTCTACACAAGGACTGGACAGCCTGGATCATCAATCAGGTGGTCAAAGAAGATCCACGCTTTGCCCGAGCCAAGCAAGAATGCGAAGCCGAAGTGTATCAAATGTATCTGGATGTTATTCGTGAAGAAAAAGCCTGGGCAGATTACCTGTTCAATCAAGGACCGGTGATTGGTCTCAACGCCAACATTCTCAAAGACTTTGTGGACTACACAGCCGTGGGCGCACTGAAAGAAATTGGTATCAAGTATCAAGAGCCTGCACCTCGTAGCACACCTATACCTTGGTTCAACAAGCATACAAACACAGCCAACAAGCAGACAGCTTTGCAAGAAAATGAAAGCACAAATTATGTCATTGGCGTGATGTCGTCTGACCTGGACTACGAACAACTACCGGAGCTATAAAAATGAATGACGATATTCGACAATCTATTGCAGCAACCGCACCCGGAGTAGATGATGCCTGGTTTGATGCTGGAGGTTTCCAAACCTACAAACACCCAACCCCTATCAGTTATAAAACTGCCACGGACAACGGTGTGGTTCAAACACTAGAAGGTCCTGTGGACTACACAGTGGGTCACAAGATCATTACTGGACCCAAGGGAGAAAAGTATCCTGTGAGTCCCATCAAGTTTGCTGCATACTACAACGACAATGGTGATGGCACAGCAACACCCAAAAAGATCATGAAGGTGGCTCGACTTGCTGACCATGATGGTGTTGTCCGAGCCAGCTGGGGAGATTTAAACTATACCAAGGGCAATGACTATATTGTCAAGCACGGCCCTGGGGATTATGGTGTTGTCAAATCAGACATATTTGCCAAAACTTACGACAAATCAAAAGAAGGAAACTAAATGAAAGCAATTGTATGGTCAAAAGATTCCTGTTCTTTCTGCACTCAAGCAAAAGCACTATTGGAATCTCAAGGCATTGAATATGAAGAACGCAACGTGAGCCAGAACTGGACACGTGAACAACTACTAGAAGCAGTACCAACTGCTCGAACATTACCACAGATCTTCTTGGATGAAGAACTTGTGGGCGGATTTACAGAACTCAGAAAGAAACTAGCATAATGCAAATAGCTCTTGAATACAATCAAGTATACACATTCAAATTGAACTCAGGCGAAGAAATGGTTGCCAAAGTAAAACAATCCGGTGGAGATTGGATCACACTAGAAGAACCAGTGAGTATCGCTCCGGGCCCTCAAGGCATGGGACTTGTGCCTAGCATGTTCACAGCAGATCCCAAGGAAGAAATTCGGTTAAATACTAACAGCGTTTCTTTGGTATCCAAGACTGATGATTCAGTCAAAATGAAATACATTGAAGCAACCACTGGTATTAAAGTACCAGAGAAGAAACTTATACTAGGATAACATGCCAGCAGTGCAACGAGTAGGCGATTCAAATTCAGCAGGCGGCCAAGCCACCGGTGGCGTAGCTTCTGTACGAGTAAATGGCCGTCCTATCATTGTTGCTGGCAACGGCGTCACCCCGCATGCTCCGTGGGGACCACCGCATCCTCCGCATGCTACTGCCACAGTCAAAGGTGGCAGTGCCACAGTGCGAGCTGGCGGCAAGCCAGTGATCCGAACTGGAGACACCGACACCTGCGGTCATCCGCGATCCGGTGGCAGCGCTGATGTAAGGGCTGCATAATGGCTGCAATACTAACACCATTGCAATTGCAAGCAGGTGCTGCTCTGTTGCAAAATACAGGAATCAACATTCCTTCTACACTGACAACAGCAATCACCAATTATACATCGTTGCCGTTGCTGGCAAACTTGATTGCAACCATCGGCAATTCTAGTGCTCTGCCAGAAAGTACACAAACGGCCTTACAAACTTTTGCAGGCAACATTGGCAATAGTTGTCCTGCATTGGCAGATTCCATAGTGACTGGAACTGTGTCGTTGGTGTCGTCTACCATCGTTGATCCAGGCATGACCGGCATCATTACATTGACTGCTGATGAGTATTTGGGCAACAACAATGTCAGCAAGTTTACACAGATATTCAACACCGCAGCAGCATATGCAGACACTACAAATATCTTTATCAACAGTGCTGTAAACGCCAACACTTATCTGGCAGACACATTCACCAACATGAATAGTCTGACCACCGGTGGATTGACAGATGTAAATTTGGCAACTCGGGCCATGGGCGATGATTTGTTCAATGCCGGCTATTGGATAAATTTAGGTAACTTGGCCAACCTAGGATCACCCTTGGCCTTGATACAACAAATCTCATTGCGATCGGGTACAATAACTCCGCTGATTGGCGCATTGTCTGATGCCGGCATAAATGAAAATATCATATTGAACCTAAGCAACAATGATTTAATTGTCACTGACGATGTGCAAAAAATCATGTACTTGGCATTGACAGCCATAACAGGCTCTACACTAGAACAGATACTGCAAACACTTGGCATATGGACTCCCAACATCAATTCATTGGCAGATTTATTAAACCCAGCCATAATGCTGCCCAACAGTTATGCATCATTGACAACAGCCACTGCTGATGGTCTTCGTGGCATCTATATAACACCCGACCCTGTGCCACCCTACAGCACTTTAGATCAAGAAGCCGCAGCACGAGTGGTTGAACGCCCATTGGCATGTGCAGTGCGACAAAGTTCCACGATTCCTGTCACCAACAATACCAGTTCAGGCACATTTTACACAGTGAATTCCAACTTGGAAACCACACTGCCACCGTTTGGTATAAGTCTTGAGCGCTTGTCCATCATAACCGAGCCAGGCCTGGCATTGGCCAACAAAGCGCTAGCCAATGCTCTATTGCAAATTACCAACATCAGCAGAATGACATTGCCACAGTTGTCAGATGCATTCTTGGCAGTGGAAACAAACACTGACTTGCCAGATATCACTGCACAGACTCAGGCTGTTCCGCAAACAGATTTAGATTACTATGCCAACACCTATGCCACGGGTTCTGGCGACAACGGCACAATACTGATAACAGATATTCTTGGCACAGCAGTGGGCACCAACATCATTGACAGTTTAAACAATTCTGTCACAGTTATAAATTCACTGTATGCTGCTGGCCAGCTGACCAATCTAATTACCATTTACAACAACATGTTGGGGAATGTGGCATCGGATGCCACAATACTGACCTTGATTGGGCAAGCACAAACTGAAATTGGAAATATTATCGCGGCCAATCCTGCACAGACCACAGAACTCAACACATACTTCTCAGCAATCAGTTCACAGATAACTTCAGAAGTCTCTTTCCAAACAGCAGCCGCAATAGATGTTGCAAATGTTGTGGCCAGTCAAACCTCCACTCAAAGTTTTATATTCTCTTTGCCCAGCTACGGCGTTGATACCAAAGTAGGTGGCACTGCACAATATCTCGAAGATGTTGCTACCACGGCCACAGCAGGCGGACAAGCAATAGTGGCCGCCTTGAGAGAAGGACGCAGCAAGTTAGGACTCAATGCGTCCGGCGTAGGAACCGCAGCCAATTTGGTGCCTGCTGATCCAGATCAGATACCACCGCAAGCAAATTTGATCCCGTCCATAGTGAGCGAAAGCGCTGCTCGCGCCAATGTAATTTACTAATCTGTTGTTAAAAAACAACAAAAATTACCCCAAAATCAGGGGTTTTTGTGGCATAAAACGGTTGACCCCGAATTGCCATTCTGTTATAATACAGTTATGAAATTAGATGTTAATGAAATTTTGCAGTGGGCCGGCGCTGTATTCATAGTGGCCGGGCATAGCCTGAACGCCATAGGTCCTGAGGCCTATCCTTACAATATCCTTACATTTTTTATAGGAACAATACTGTTTCTAGCATGGACTATTCGTGTTGCAAATAAACCACAGATGTTTGTGAATCTTGTAAGTGTAGCAATTGGCTTTTCTGGGCTGGTAAAAGCATTTGGTTGACTCAAAATGCCCATTCTGCTATAATTAATGCATAAACAGCAAACAGGAGCCAGAGATGATCAAGCAATTTGTCCAAGTTAGTGCCCACAGAGACAGCAACAATTTTGCTCATTGCAGTAATCTAAGCCTGATGGCTGATCGCGATATGAGCGCCACACAGGCTCTGCACTACCTGCAGGTCATGGCCGATGACTATGCCCAGCGCGGATATGCCATCGAATGGATCCGCGAAGACTTTGATGCAGTGTACGAAGAAATGTACGGAGAATTGTTTGCCTAATTTTGGTTGACCCAAAATTGCCATTCTGCTATAATATACATACACAGACACAAAAGGAGTTAATCATGGGCTACAAGGTACTGGCAGACAAATTCGAGACAGACCTGATGCGTGTCAAATACGGTCCACGGGCGGGACTTGAAGGTCCGTTTAACTTCTCGGGTCGTGTGCTCTACTACGATGTCAAACAAGGTCAGTACTATGATCCAACCACAGACTTCTATGTGGAACGCGACGAGATGGACATGATCAACAACAGTTTGATGGCGGTACTGGCGGCAGCATGATATCAATCCATCCTGATCTTAATCTGTTTGAAGTCATGCTGGTGCAGGAGCACTACAGAAAGCGTGGCGTCAAGCATTATACCTTGACCAAAGGCAACGATTGCATCTGGGCTTACCACGGCGTGATCAACGAGTATTTTATTTTTCGCAACGGCCAAATTGCCGACATTCAAATTGACTAAGGAGTATGTTATGAATATCCAAGAAATCAACACTGCCATCCTTCAAGGCTCATTTACTAACGATCAGCTGACCAGCATTGCGGATGCAGTGCGATTTGCTCGTAGTCAACTCACTCGCCGCAACACTGGATCCTTTGTGATTGGTACTCGCGTCAAGTTTCACAATCGTAAAACTGGTGTGACCTATACCGGAACAGTCAACAAGGTCAAGCTGAAGAATATTCTGGTCGACACCGATGTTGGTGTTCGATACAATGTTCCGGCTGCCATGTTGGAAACAGTATAATTGACTGTGCTTGCAAATGAAACAATCAACTTTTCGTTTGTGGTTAACACAGATGTGGATGGAAAATCGCGAAGAACATCAGGCCCATCAAGAGCCTGTTGTCAGCCAACAAGAGTATTTTAACCGATACAAATATTGGCTTAAACGAGAGTATAAACATCAGCAACGCAACAGTAAATAACATGAACAAAATAGATTTTAGCACAAAAGAATTTGAAGGGATCAAGTTGGCAGCAGACTGGATTCGAGATCTTGAAAGCAGCGACAGTAGATTACACAAAGAATCTGTGATCGAAAAAGCCTATGTGGCCTCACAACTTGGCAGCGCCAGTGCTCAATGCTTTTTGTTCAACTGCTATCAGGCCTACAACCCTTTCTATGTGTTCGGCGTCAAACAAATACCCGAGACCACTGGACTTGAGAACCAACCCAACAACTGGCCTGTGTTCTGGGCCTTGTGTGAAGCACTGCGCACTCGTAGCTTGACCGGGCACGAAGCTCGTGATCGTATTGCGGCTGTGAGCCAAGAGTTTGACAGTGCCGAATGGAACATGCTGTGTCGTCGAGTGCTGATCAAAGACCTGCGATGCGGCATCAGTGAAAAGACCATCAACAAAGTTGTGGGCAAAACAGAATGGAAGATCCCTACCTTTACTTGTCAGCTGGCACAGGACTCCACCGACCACCCCAAGAAGATGAAGGGCATCAAACGCCTGGAAGTCAAGCTGGACGGCGTGCGTGTGTTGGCAGTGGTGTCGGGCAATAGCTGTGTGTTGTACAGCCGCAATGGCAAAGGATTTGAAAACTTTCCGCAGATTGCCGAGGCCATCTTGGACAACCGTCGGGCATTCCAGTACGGTCGCGGCACAGGTGGACACTTTGTGTTGGATGGTGAAATTGTAGGTGAGAATTTCCAAGCACTAATGAAACAGGCACAACGCAAAAGCAATGCCAAAACAACTGGCATGGTTTATCACATTTTTGATATCATCCCGTTGGATGCTCTCAAAGAAGGTCATTGCAACTTGCAACAGTACAAGCGTATAGAGTGGATTGACAGTGCCAAGACGGTTTTGGACGAAACCGATTGTTTGCGTATCATGCCTGGTATGAATGTGGACTTGGACACTGCGGAAGGACATGATGTCATGCGCAGGTTTGCTGAAGCGTCAGTTGAGCAAGGTTACGAAGGCATCATGATTAAAAATCTCGACGCTCCGTACGAATGCAAGCGCAGTGATCATTGGATGAAATGGAAACCCACCATCACAGTGGATTTGACCATTGTGGGTTTTGAAGAAGGAACTGGTCGCAATGCAGGCCGGTTGGGTGCTATAATTTACGAAGGAGTTGACGATGAACGAAATATTCGGGTTAATGTTGGTACTGGCTATAGTGATAATGATCGTGATGAGTTTTGGGCTGCCCGGGATCAGTTACTTGGTGTCATTGGCGAAATCCAAGCTGATGCAGTTACTCAAAATCAAGACGGATCATTCAGTTTAAGATTCCCTCGACATGTTCGATTCCGTGGATTTGAAGCCGGGGAGAAACTGTAATGCATTGGCTGTTGGTATTGATCTTGGCATTTGTTAACCTGCCGCTGGCTCTGGGGTTGGCAGCAATTTTTATATTTTTTGGCAAACAAACAAAAAATTAATCTAACAAGGAATTGAAAATGGAAAAATTTATGGAATGGTTTGGTCGGCACCGTAAGACGATTGGATACACTGTCGGTGGTGTTAACTTAGGTTCTGGCATTGCCGCAATCGCCGGTGGCAGTGTTTGGCCTGGAATATTATGGTTAGTATTAGGTGCGGCAATAATTTTAGATGCTAGGATGTTCAAATGATTTCAATGAAAGAATGGATGGAATTGGTCGACTATAAGATCACCGAAGGCAGTGCATACGGCTGGTCATGTTACGGTCCCAATGCTTATACACTAGATTCGTGGAACGGTGTTCAAGGCGAAGGTGGATACAGTTTCAGCATTGTGTTCAGTACTGAATCTGCACAAACAGCGTATCAAGTGTCAGCATACGACTACACCAACAATCGTGCTTACCGAATGATCAATTCGGACTATGCAGAGCAGTATCATAACGAAGCCAAGTCTAGAAATGTGCCGGCTAATCAAGCCTGGGACGATGTTGACTATGTGGATTTGGAAGTGGCAGACGACTTTATTCAAAAATGCCTGGCCATCCGAGCAGGTGAGGAATACGATACCCGTGTGCAGATACAAGTGGACTTCTCTGATGAAGATTTGTTGAAGTACATGAAAATGGCGCACGAGCGTGATATCACATTCAACGAATTGGTGGTGCAGGCCTTGACTGAGGCTATTCAACTCCGCGAAGACAACCCAAAAAGATTTGGTCAGCTGTACAACGACTGACAATTTGGAATAACATATGAGCAAGAAACTCGAAATTGACTTTGAAACAGCAGATGGTATCACGTTACTTACACTGAAAGAACAGCGCCGGTATCTCAAAAAAGAATTGGCTGACTTCAAAAAAGGTCAGTACCTGCATCCTGAAGATGTAAGTGGAAACCAAATCATGATCCACCATCTGGATGCTGTTATCAAGCATTTTGGTGGTTAAATGAAAATTGGACTCAGTTACAGTCGGTGTGTTCGAGACATTGCGGAAGGTCGAGTAGACATCGACGATGTGCTAGTGGTTATTGCTCGTACAGATTTTGATCCCAATGACGATGCCCAGTGGACAAACATATGGACTGCCTACGGTGGGGGCACCCCCGAATTTGACTCCATCGGGGGTTTTAGTCGTAGTGCGCCAGAGTGGGCTGGTCAAACTGACGAAGATCTTTTCCGTAGTGTGAGTGTAGGCTTATGGAAGTTGGGCAAGCTGCACCAGCCACGCAAGTTTGGCGCACATCCAAGTCGGCGTGGTGAATTTTGGTTGGAAGCAGTGCTGCCTGACTCAGAACTGGAATCGCGCCCCGCAGTAAAGGCAGCATGGGATCAGTTTCAGATGCTGGCTGGGTTGACCAATACAAAGTTGGATCGAGACTATCAATGAAAAAGGTATACTATGAAAAAGTTGGACGGCGGTATCGGCCTGTGGCTGAGTATGATAGCGATCTTTTGGATAGTTTCCATCGAGGTAGTCACCTTGTCTGCGTATACCCCGGGGGACAATCCCGTAGGTTTAACGTGGAACCTAACCATGCGGCCATGATTGCCGCAGGGCGTGTGGCTGAAGATGCTATCTGTCAGGCCTTACACAAGGCCAGTGAAATGCGTCCGCAACGCACACCCATCACTCCGGGTCAACTCAAGGCCTGGAAAAAATTAGCCAAAGAATTCGGTGATGAATTGTGTCCATTGATGCACGCCAGTTCTAGAGATCTAGCCGAGGCAGGTGTCAAAGCCATGCAGACCGAAGCAGATTATCTAATGAGTCATCCCGCAGTGGTTGACGCATGGGAGAAATTTATGTTAATATGTAAACTTACCAAGGAAAGAAAAAATGGCAACTAAAGCAACAGTATCTAAAATCAGCGACAAACTGATCAAGATAAATGAATCATACACTGTGTATCGTTACGACAACGGCTTCATGATAGAAGCAGGTGGACGCAACAAAAAAGGCGACTATGTCACTGCCAAGATCCTGTGCAACACACTGGACGAGGTGCTGATTCTTGTGAAAGAAGCCGGCGAGATGGACCTGGATAGCTAAGGACAACATCATGGCCACTTGGAAACTATCACCGCAGAATAAAAAATCAGCAGTAGAAAAAATGTTTTTCTACAATGGCAGCAAAGCTATTGTTGTTGAACAAGGCTGGCGCTGGGGCACGTTCACAGTGGAATCAGATGAACGTCCGCTTACTGATCTAGAACTGGTAAATGAAGACGGTTATGAACTTGGTTGTATTGACAACGACGAGTCGTGGGAACTGTCTGAAATGACAGACGGTTGTTGGCTAGATATTGACGCCTTGCGCGACGCCACCGAAGAAGATGTGACAGCATTTGAACAGGCCTGGGAAGAAGACAGCTATGATGGTGTAGAAGCTCTGGGCTGGAGCAATGACGATACAGAATACTACTATTACGGTCCGCTAGAGTTGACCAACGAAGACACCGGGCAAGTATTCCTGGGTAGCGCTGTTGAGCCTCAAGAGCACACTGAACAACAGTTGATAGCAGAGTTGGACGAGCTGATTGCCACCATGCCTGAACTAGAAGAACCTGCTGTTACAGATTGGTTCACAGCAGATGTCAAGCCTGTGCATAAAGGCAATTATCAAGCAATCACTGCGGCAGCACCCATGTGGCCGTTTCCTACCATGGTAGAGTGGAATGGCAAGCAGTGGAGCGAGGCTGTCAAAGAATGGCGCGGCCTGGCAAATAAACCTGAATAACCAGTTGACAACATGTCACATGATCTGTATAATTACTATGCATGATCAAGGAGATGGTGCTGTTCAATAGTGCGGTGGGGATCCTAGGCCCACTGTTACTGTGGCATGTGAACATAAGTCACGTAGGTTGAGACACTGTCCTTGAGTCAAATCAAAACCTGGTTGGTAGCCGGGGGTATGCCAATAAGGAATAACACAGTGAAAGGATATGTATATGTCTGTTGAAATTGGGGTCTCTGCGTCGAGCATGCCCGAGTCACTCAGCTCTCTTGAATCAACGCCCTTGGTCATGCACCGTATTTGGTTCGATATCTCAAGCACCGACGTCTGGTATTCAATCCAGCGTGAAGCAAAAAAACTCTATGGCATCGGCGGTTGGAAAAGTCAATCCCGGGTCAAGCGCAAACTGGAAAACATCTGGGGCAACCCAGTGTCTCACCCAGTTTGGTTTGATGTACCCGACGAATCATTCGCATCCTGGATCTCGGTAAAGTACGCTGTGACTGCCAAGATAAAACCCGGTAAATAGTCTTATGTTTCTTAGTCTTATAACTCTAGCTGTGGCTCTGAGCCTCAGCGTTATTGCTGCCTACTACAGCATTGCTGGCCTGGCAAATAAACCTGAGTAATAAATTGACAACACCTGTTGCTTCTGTTATAATCGCTATGCATAGCATACAAATGTCAAGGGTTTATTGTGATAAAAAATGTAAGGACAGACTATTATTTGAATTTCATTAAGGACGACCCTGTTCGTCCTCATCTGCCGACCTTTTGGCGTGTAGAACCCAATCGCGAAGTCTATGTGTTGGAAGATGACGACACCAATGAAGTTACTGCAATCATATGTGTGGCATTCTGCAACGAAATACCCGTTGACGAAGGTGAATTAGAAAAATATTCCACACCAGTGGACGAACACAGCGCTCGAGGCACCAATGCAGTATTCTATACTGTGTGGAGTTACCGGCCTGGTTCAGGTAGAACAATTGTGTTGGGCGTGGCTGAATTGATTAGAAACACAATGCCCGATATCAAAAGATTTGTTACACTGAGTCCGATGACTGACATGGCACGCCGATTTCATCTCAGCAACGGCGCCAGTGTACTACAGGTCAATTCAACATCGGTAAATTACGAATACAAATTTGACGAATGAGCAACGATCAAACCCACGATGATCTGATTCGGCATCTCAAAGGCATACAAGAAATAGTCATTAACAGATGTCATGGCGGGTTTGGGCTGAGTCATGATGCTGACCTGTTGTATCTTAAACTGGCCATGGTTGACTATACAACACAGGATCGCGAAAGTCGCGATGACACTGCAAGATTTGGCCCGCGTCTAATGGTCGACGGAGTTGAGTGGAGATCGGCCAATTTAAAAAGAGACGATCCTGTGTTGGTATCTGTGGTAAAAAGATTGGGGAAAAAAGCCAATGGTCCGTATGCCGCCTTAAAAATTGTAAAAATCCCTGCCAGTGTTGAATGGGAAATCATGGAGTACGATGGTCGGGAGTGGGTGGCAGAACAGCATCAGCGCTGGTACTAAATCCTATAAATACACATTATGATATTCGGATACTTTACATTATTTGTTGCACTGGTCATCAGTGCAGTGGCAGAGTTCTATAGCATTATAGGCCTGACTTCTATTTTTTCCGCAGCTTTTTGGCCGGTGGTTATTATGGGTGTTGCACTTGGAGTAGGCAAAATCACAGCCGCAATTTGGTTGAAATTAAATTGGCACCGTGCCAGTATAACTTATAAACTGTATCTGGTTCCAGCACTGGTATTCCTTATGTTGTTGACCAGCATGGGTATCTTTGGCTTCTTGAGTAAGGCACACAGCGACCAAAGTCTAGTGTCAGGCGACGTTCAAAGCAAGATTGCAATATATGATGAAAAGATCAAAACCGAAAAAGAGAATATTGAAGCAAACCGTAAAGCACTTAAACAGATGGATGAAGGAGTGGACCAAGTACTGGGCCGCTCAACATCAGAAACGGGTGCCGACAAAGCAGTGGCTCTGCGTAGGTCCCAGCAGAAAGAACGTGCTCGCCTTCAAACTGAAATATCGCAGTCGCAAAAGTCTATTGCGGAACTTAACAATGCCCGTGCGCCTATTGCCGCTGAGGTCCGTAAAGTTGAAGCCGAGGTTGGACCAATAAAATACATTGCGGCATTTATCTATGGTGATAATCCCGACGCCAATTTGTTGGAAAAAGCAGTGACATGGGTGATTATTATTATTGTTGCAGTGTTTGATCCTCTGGCGCTGATGTTAATTCTTGCTGCTCAACAAAGTATAAAATGGAATCGTGAAGAAACGGATGAAGACGCCCACAAAAGGATTGAGCAAGAGTTAACAGAAACAATGCAGGATCTTAGCAGAGTGGCCGAGCCCAAGTACGAACCCGACGACGGAGCGTTGAGCAACGATCAAGTTGATCAGATTAAAAAAACACTAGCACAGCAACACCCTTATCTGGACCAGCCGTTTGTGCATTTTAAAAATCTTACACCAATGGTGCATAAACCGGGTGAAACAACTACACCGCCAAAACATCCAAGCATCAATGACTTTGGACCGCAGCCCACAGAGTATATTTCTGAGGAAGATACTATCCCTTGTCACAAGTGCGGCACTGATTTAGTAAATGCACCGGGCATCGGGTTATTTTGCCCCAACAAGGCGTGTGATGTACTAGACGGCCCATTGTGGGATGATCAACTAGAACTTGATTTTACCCAGCCATTGCCCTCAGAGTACCGTTCTTACAAATTGTTTGTGCAACCGGAAACAGTGGTCGGGCCAGAAGTGCAGCCACCACCAACAATTGCCAGCAGCAACAAGCCAGTAGATGATGACGACGAACTCATGTCGATGGATTCTGTTGAAAAGGACGCAGCCAGACGATGGAAAGCAGACCATCCGGGTCACACTTTAAAATTTCAACGACGACTAGTTGACATGGGAAAACTGCCACAGCTTCCGTGGTTGGCAGCAAAATACAATTCTAGCTTGGTTCCAGACATTGATCTAGGCAACGAAACCCAATCAGGATTTGGCATTGCGTTTCCTACTGCCCCCAACAAAGGTGACAGCTATTTGCGTGTGGACCGACTGCCAAGTGTGTTGTACAAGTTCAATGGCACAGGCTGGATAGAAGTAGACAAAGCTCTCAGTGACCGTTACGCACACGATGAAGCATACATTGATTATCTCATCTCCAAGATAGACACTGGCGAGTATGATCCAGACCTGCTGAGCGATGCCGAGAGAGAACAGATCGAACAAAGATTAACTGGAAACTAGAATGACCATCAGATCAACCCCCACGCATTGCAGTTTTTGTGACAAGCACAAGGATCAAGTCGTCAAGCTGATTGTGGGGCACAATGTAGGCATATGCAACGAGTGTGTTGATTTCTGCCACGGGTTACTGGTAAAAGAACAGGCCAAAACAAAAAACGCCACAGAAGAATCAATTTTAGATCCACGAGCAATACACAAATATCTCGATCAGTATGTGATTGGTCAGCCAACGGCTAAAATTGTGTTGAGTGTGGCCGTGGCCAATCATTACAAACGAATCAGCGATACCGGGCTAGAACAAGAAATACAAAAAGCCAACATCCTGATAACAGGACCAACTGGCACAGGCAAAACACTGATGGCCCGTACTGTGGCCAAATATTTAGATGTTCCCTTTGTCATTGCAGATGCAACCACATTGACCGAAGCAGGTTATGTGGGCGATGATGTTGACAGTTTGATCACACGGTTATATCATGCCAGTGGCAATGATGTGGAACGCACACAACGTGGTATTATATTCCTAGACGAAGTAGACAAAATAGCCCGCAAAAGCGAAAGCGCCACTGTGACACGAGACATATCAGGTGAAGGCGTACAACAAGCACTGCTCAAACTGATCGAAGGTACCAAGTGCAAAGTGGCCCAGCAAAATAGTCGCAAGGCTCCAACCGGCGAAACAGTTGACATTGACACCACCAACATCCTGTTCATTTGTGGCGGCGCATTTGTTGGGCTAGACAAAGTTATCAAAACCCGTACACACGGAACTGCCATTGGATTTGGTGCAAAGTTAGCAGTGCCAAACAACGCCACAACAGAAACAATTACCCCAGACGATCTAGTGCGCTACGGAATGATACCGGAGTTTGTGGGAAGATTTCCCAGCATTATACAACTGGACGAACTAACCAAACCACAACTCATTACCATCCTTACCGAAGTAAAAAACAACCTGGTTGGCCAGTACAGATGGTTGTTCAACCAGGATGGGGTAGCATTGGACTTTGATACTGACAGCTTGGATCTAATTGCTGAGCGCACAATAACCACAAAAACTGGTGCTCGCGGACTGCATACAGAACTAGAGCGTGTGTTATTGCCGCACATGTACAACTTGAAAGATTATCAGTCACGCAATGTGCTAAAAATTGCCATTGACAAAACACAAGTCACAACGCCTCTTAAATTAGAACAACAAAATTCTTAAATTTATTGACAGATGCTGAGATATCTGTTATAAATAATCGTGTAGTGCCCATGGTGGGGCTACATTTTAAAAGTCATCTTGCTTAATAAAGGAGAAAACAAATGACAAAAACTCTCACCCTTCGCTCTTTCGACATTCCTGCAATTCACAAATTTGGTATCGGATTCGACAACATGTTTGACGATCTCATGCGTGTGAGTGCTCAACAATCTACCACAAATTATCCACCGTATGATATTGTACAAATCAATGATGACGAGTACATGATCGCTGTGGCTGTGGCCGGCTTTGGCGACGACAATCTTTCAGTAATCAAGGACAAAAAAGTCTTGGTCATTGAAGGTCGTCACAGTCGTGACACTGTGGACAATGAAGATTCCACTGCAAAGTATCTGCACAAAGGCATTAGTGAAAGACATTTCCGCAGAGAATTTCAACTAGCTGACCATGTGGAAATTGTCAATGCAAATCTCGAACTGGGTATCTTGAGCATACACCTAAAGCGTGATATTCCTGAAGAAGCCAAGCCAAAGACCATTGCAATCAACTACAAAAAGTAATATAATAATCATAAGTACAGTGGCAGCACCCTGCTGCCACTACTACAACAAAGGACACACTATGACATCACCAGATATCAATACATTAATCAAATCAAAAGTAGAACTGCGTGAACCACCAATGTTTAAGATCATCTACTTGAATGACACCAAAACGTCAGTAGATTTTGTAGTTGAAAGTTTAATCACACATTTTGAATACACAGCAGACACTGCTGTTGCCATTACCGAAGATATCCATAATTCTGGATCCGCAGTGGTGGCAGTGTTGCCCTATGAAATTGCCGAACAAAAAGGCATTGAAGTCACTGTGGATGCTCGCAACCATAATTTTCCATTGCAGATCAAGTTGGAACCTGAAACAGTTGTGAATTGAATAAAATTTAAAAATCTATGCTGATGCGTTTGGGATAATAAGTTGGTTTCCAGCCACTGTCTTCTTGCCGGCCCTTGCAATTGTTCACATAGCGCACACCGTTGATGTTGCGATCCACTGAATTGTGATAGTGACCAAAACACCATGTATCTATTTTGTTTTCTGTGTCTTCATCCAGCACCAATGACATGTGTGAATTGCCCATTTTGTTGAACTCGTAGGTGTCGGTTATGGTCACATCGTGACTGATAAGATCCATGGCAGGCACAGTGTGTGTGACCACAACAATGCGTTTGACATCCGAATGTGTTTGTAGTTTTTTAACACTGTTGATTAGATAAGCAACATCATCAAATGCAAAAGACTCTATTTCTGCGGTGGTATCGTAATTGGTTTTCATCACATCAGTCCACCACAGCTTGCACTGTTGTTCGTCTATGTTGCGATCAAAGTCCCAGGTCCACCATCCATTGGTTCCAATGATAGCAACGCCATTGATGATCACACAGTTGTTTTGTAAAAACACAACATTTGGAATGTCGGTTATTGCGTGTTCCAGTATAGAATAGCTCTGCTCAATCACATCTAAATTGTATCTGTGTTCGTTATTGCCATCTATATAAAACACTGCTTGATAGCATTTGCCCAGGTGCTCAAGAGTTTCTCTCACCACTTCTACATCACGAGAAATGTCCCCTGCAACTATACAAATAGGACTAGTAGCTTGACCCATCCAGTCCAGGGTCTCGTGCGGACCCAAATGCAGGTCGGAAATTAAATCAAAGGTCATTTGCATGATACATATTTAAAAGGATTTACAACATGAACATTATTATTGACCCAGATCAGCTGAAAACATATCAGGAAAAATACACTGTGTTAGAACTGGACACTATTCGCATGGTGCCGGACAACAAACAAGTGACGGCCTATTGTGTGATTGAAACAATTCCTATTTTGGAATTGCATTTGACAGAAAGCAAGCGAAATCTACACAACGGTCTATTGGAAAACTATCGCAAACGCGATTGGAACTATTGTCACCAAGCACTGGATCATCTGATTGGCAGTTGGAATGGCGAGTTGGATTCATTCTACGATGATGTGCGTAATAGAATCAATGTGTTTATGGAAAATGATCCAGGCCCGCAATGGGACGGTGTCATAGAAAAATACACAGCATAATTTTATTTGATACTGGTGCGATAAATATCAACAAGCCAACAAAGATTGGCTGTGATTATAAAGGCCAGTGAAATGAAAAAAGTAAATTCCTTGGCAGCGATTTTGGGTTTCGTTGCCTTTTCTGCATTTGCACAGTCGGATCCGATTGTGACTGACAGTACCAGTCGTAGCACTAGTACCAGTAACAATACCAATACCAACATCAGTGACAGTCGCAGTGTGAGTGACAGCACTCAAACTCTACGGTCGCCACCACCCACAGCCGTAGCACCAGCAGTCACAACCATCAACAATGATGTGTGTGCTGTGGTAGCATCGGGTGCTGTGCAAACACAAATTTTTGGATTCAGCATGGGCGGTACCATGCGTGACATGAACTGCGAGCGTATCAAACTCAGCAAGAATCTGTTTGACATGGGCATGAAAGTAGCAGCAGTGGCCACTCTGTGCCAAGACGAGCGTGTGTTTGCTGCCATGATTGCAGCAGGAACACCCTGCCCCATAGACGGCAAAATTGGTGTACAGGCCAAGGCCGAATGGGACAGTCGCGGTGTGCTGGCAGATGACAAAAAAGCCATTGGCTTCTACGGCGTACCGCCCAAAAAAGCACCTGCTGCTGTTGTGTCTGAGACTCCTGAGGTCAAATGAAACTGATCAGTCAACTGCTTGTGGCATTGGCTGTGTCAATCTCAGGGTTGACTGTGTCAGCACAGACCACAGGAACCAGTGCTCCACTCACAGGCAGTTGGAACAATGTAGTGACCGGCACTCATCCCGGTGCCAATGAGTGTTGCTGGGGCGGTCCACAACCCCTGTATGATCCTGCAACCAATACCATACATTTCTCCTACACTCTGACTGCTGTGCATAGAGTCATAGCCATCAATCAAGCACTGTCTGGCTCTGGTGTACAAATCAATGGATACAACTGGGGTTACGATTTGAGAAACATGAACGGTGTGCGTGGTCTACAAAGCGGAACTGACTCTATTGTGGCCACCACATTCATGACCAATAGGTTCAATCAGTTCCTGGTGCAGGATGACCGACACTACAACACACAGTTCGACTGGACTAGATTTTCCGGCACAGTGGGATTGCCCACTAGTGTGAGCCTGGCAGATGCTGGTTACCTGGGCATTCAGTTTGTGGCCAACGACAGCGGCTCCTGGGGCGGCTATTACGGCCCTCAGGTGCGCGATGTTGAGATGACTGTGAACTATACCACAGCACAGCCGGATCCTTGTGTGGTCAATCCGCAGAGTTCGCCCTCATGCCCGGGCTACACAATTATTTCAGACAACCTGGTGCCTGCTCCCAATCACTGGACCACTGCTGGACAAAGCATCAATCAAACCTATGCCATCAACCAGGCCCTGAGTGCAGTGGGCGCAGGTGTTGTGATCCACGGTTTCAATTATGGCTATCAATACAATCTGGGCAGTTCATACTCTCAGTGTACAGCGTTCAATCAAGACGGCAGTTGCTCATGGACCATGTCGTTTAATCCGCGAGTGGATGTGAACTTCAAAATTCGCAGCAGCACCAATAGCCTGTTGTATGATACCACTCACATCGAAACTGGCAATAATACCGGCAATCGCAGCAGAGATTATCAATACAGATTTGCCAATCCCCGATCAATCACCGACCTGAGCACCATTGGATACTCGGCCACAACCGCAGGCAACTCTACAATTTTTGGCATGTACAGCCAGGCCGCGTATACCATAGACGAGTGTGTGGCCAACCCACTTAGTTCAACCACCTGCTCGGGCTATGCACAGGCCTACCTTGACCAACAGTGCAGTGCCAATGCGTTATACAGCACACAGTGTACTGGTTATGCTCAAGCCTACTTTGACCAACAGTGCTCGAACAATGCGTTATACAGCTCACAGTGTGCTGGCTATGCTCAGGCCTATTTCAACCAACAATGCACAGCCAATTCCTTGTACAGCACTGCCTGCCCAGGATATGCCACTGCCTACTACAATTATCAGTGTTCAGCAAACCCATTGTACCACACAGGTTGCGCAGGATATGCACAGGCCTATTTTGACCAACAGTGCAGCTTGAACACACTGTATAATTCGCAGTGTCCAGGTTATGCTGATGCCTATTATGTACAACAATGCACCGTTAGTCCACTGTATGATTCAGGTTGTACAGGCTATGCACAGGCCTACTTTGACCAACAGTGCAGCCTGGATCCACTTTACAATTCGCAGTGTACAGGCTATCGAGAAGCATATGCTTTGAAATACATTGTGATTGAAAAACCCAAAGCAGAAGAAACAGTGTTAGTGGCCGCGGCTGCGGCACCTCCTCCAGCAGCCGAACCTCCTCCTCCAGCAGCACCTGCATCCGTGGCCACAGCATCGCCAGCAGAGTCTGCCACTGCCCCTGTACAACTTGTGCCACCATCAGCACCCGTGGCCGCAGCAGCACCTGCAGAAAGCAAGAAAGAAACCAAGACTGCTGATGCAACCAGCAGCACATCCAGCAGCACAGCCAGCGGCGGTGGGTCAAAAGAGCAGCCCAAGACCACTCGACAGGCCTTGGCCGAGCGCAGAATGGAAGCAGCACGTGAAAAGGCAGCAGCCGCGGCCAAGCAAAATCCTGCTGCAATGTCAGCACAAATGGACACAGCAGGCAGCATGGAACAACAGGTTGAACTGCAATCCGTGGTACTAGGTGCGATGGGATTTGTAGCAGGATTTGATACATACAGCCGCAGCACCATACCTGACGCTGTGGGATACAAGCCATTTGATATCTATCCTGGGCAGCGCAACATAGACTCACCTGCAGCAAGATTGCTGATGGTGCGCAGTGATAGAATCCACCAAGACATGGTGGACAGTCAATACAAAAAATAAAGGAGACTAAAAATGTCAGAAGAAATCAAAGATGTTAATGCCAAAATTGACCAAGCCGAAAAAGCTGTAAAGAAGTATGCCAGCAAAGACACTGTGATCAGCATTGGCGGGTATGAATTTACACCGGCCAAGCTCATGATAGCAGCTACCATTGTGAGTTCTACCTTAGGCGGCTTGTACGGTGCGTTTGAAGTGTACAAGGACTATCAGAGCATGAAGAAGAAGATTGCTGAATACTCAGCACCAGACTTGTCAGGCTTTGACAAGCGTCTGGCCGTGATTGAAGAAAATTCAGGCAAGACCAGCGACTACACTCGTGACATCAAGAATGATCTAAAGAACGATATTCGTCGCAACGAAACTGTAACAGAACAAGTGGAACGCAGTGTCAAAACAGCTCAGCGTGAAACTGAAGCCGAAATGCGAGCTGCTCGTAAAGATGTGCGCGAAGACCTTGACAAGGCTCGTGCAGAAGTCAATACTATACGCAAAGAAATGGCTGATGCTCGTAGAGAGATCAATTCTGAAACTCAATCACTCAAGAGAGAAGTCAATAGAGAAGTGGAAGCATTGAAGAAAGAACTTGATCAAAAAATTCAGCGGGCCATTGACAATCCATTGGCTGGTAAATAATTCAAAGGAGCTAACATGACTGAAGAAAAGAAACCCCTTTCACGATCTGAGCGTGAGGCACAAATCAAAGACAAAGCAGGCTTAGTAATTGTTTTCATGGCCCTATTCCTAGCAGCCAACACCTATATTGCCAACAACTTCAGCAGTGTAGCGCAAACCAATCTGCTGAAGGCATCTAACACCTACGGATTCTATCAGTCCAAAAGTATCAAACAAACTCTAGCCGAAGGACAACTGGAAGAAGCCCGCCTGGTCGGCAACAAAGAACGCATGGAAAAACTGCAGGCCAAGATTGATCGCTACGAATCTGAACCTGACACAGGCGAAGGCAAGAAAGAGTTATTGGTCAAAGCACGAGCACAAGAAGCTGCAAGAGATGAAGCTAGACTACATAGTCCGTGGCTGAACTTTTCAGGCATGCTGTTTCAACTGGCTATTGTGCTGTTATCTGCCAGTATTTTAACAGTTAACATGCGAATGTACTGGGGATCAATAGGAGTAGGCGCACTAGGTCTGGTGCTCATGAGTCAAGGCCTATGGCTGTGGGCTCCACTAAGTATGTAATGACATATTTAATTTACACCTTGATAGTCACGCACATTACCATAGTGTGCGTGACTTTGTTTTTGCACCGTAGCCAAGCACATCGTGGCGTGATTTTTCATCCTGTAGTTGCGCATGCTATGCGTTTTTGGCTATGGCTGACCACAGGCATGGTCACCAAACAATGGGTTGCAATACATCGCAAGCATCATAGATTTAGTGATCAAGAAGGTGATCCGCATACACCACATGTGTATGGCATTTGGCGTGTGTTATTTCGAGGAGCAATGTTATATCATGCAGCAAGCAAAGATAAAGTCATGGTTGATTCATACGGCGTTGGTACTCCTGCTGATTGGGTGGAGCGCAACATATACACTGCTCACAGTAGACTTGGCATTGGCATTCTCTTTGTGTTCAACCTAGCGGTGTTTGGCTGGTGGGGGCCGTTGATTTGGGGCATACAAATGATCTGGATACCTTTTTGGGCCGCAGGTGTGATCAACGGAGTAGGACATTGGATAGGATATAGAAATGGCAAAACTAAAGATCACAGTAGAAACATTATGCCTTGGGGTATTATTATTGGTGGGGAGTGTCTTCATAACAACCATCATTTGGATCCTGCTAACCCTCAACTGAGCCGGCGCTGGTTTGAATTTGACATAGGATGGATGTATATTACTATACTTAACTCAGTGGGACTAGCAACTGTGACCACAAGACAGCCGCAAAGTTCAGTTTGAGTTTAGTCTTTATGCCTGGCTTCTACTAAGTTGTCGCGGAATATGATCCAGGCCTGTTCCCAACTCCAACGACGGCTGCCTTTGAGAACTGTGTTTCTGTCCAGGGCCAAACAGTCTGTTATGGCCTGCGATAGATCTTCATTGAGGCAACCAGTAACTCCAGGCTCCACAACATCTTCGGGTCCTTGGCAAGGATAAGCTGCCACTGGCGTACCGCAGGCCATGGCCTCAATCATCACAATACCAAAAGTTTCCCAGCGGCTGGGAAACACAAACACATCAGCATTGGCATAGTACCAGGCCAACGCCATTCCCCGTTTGAAGCCCACAAACTCAACATCAGGATATCTTGCCTGAAGTTCTGCTCGATAAGGTCCATCGCCCACTAGGATTTTCTTTGCACCCGGATAGTCTAGGCCGCAAAATATGTCTAGGTTCTTTTCTTTGCTGACTCTTGACACACAGACCAGCACAGTGCCCTGGTGTGGTTCTCTAGATTCAGGGGTGAATATGTCACGATCAACTCCACGGGTCCAGGGAACAATATCACCGTCAAATCCATGTGCTCGAAGTTCTTGAACCATGGACTCTGTGGTGGTCAACACCTTGCCCGAATGCTTGTGAAACCAGCGCACTAGAGGCCAAGTAAGGGCTTCAGGAATTCCAAATAGTTTTTTAAGTCCTTCTGGAAACTTAGTATGATAAGCAGTATTATAGCGATAACCGTGTTTGTCAAGATATTGTCTAACACACAGACCCACAGGACCCTCGGTGGCGATGTGGATATAATCCGGACGGATCTCCTCAAGTATCGCGCCCACCTTCCGGGGAAAGGCAATCTTGACTTCGTTGTAGCCAGGGCAATCAACATAGCGGAACCGCCCGGGATCAAGATATACAACACGATAGTTGTCGCGAATCGCACACGCCTCAATATTCTTGTAGGTCGTAACCACACCATTGATTTGGTCATATAGGTTGTCTGTGACTATAAGGATTGTTTTTTGCATTCGCTCAATACCTTGAAATTTTTAAACTTCAGCTGCCACTTGAGAGTGTTTAGAGCTTGCTCGCAACTCTGTTGGGTGGGAAACTGTATCTCTATTCGTCCCGGTTGATCGGCGTGATCGTTTATGTGTGTTGCTATCAGTATCAAGATCCACATCGTCACTCTCCTTGGTCCAAGTCACAATTTCCCACTGGCCGGTGTGGTGCTCTACCAGCGCGGTACAACTTTCTACCCAGTCGCCATCATTCATGTACACAATGCCGTCTATTAGTTTTATCTCAGCGTGGTGAATATGACCGCAGATCACACCATCATAGCCACGCTTGTTGCAGTAGGTTGCTAGATTCTTTTCAAATTGAAAAATAAAGTCCACTGCTTTTTTGACCTTGTGCTTAAGAAACTTGCTAAGGCTAAAGTACCCAAAACCCATGCGGTGACGAATCCAATTAAATTTACTGTTGAGTCCAAGAACAAAGTCATAGGCTTTGTCGCCCAAGAAAGCAATCCAGGGCGCTAGACGTGTGATGCCATCAAACAAGTCACCGTGTGTGACCAGGTAATGTTTGGTATCTATGCCAATATGTTCAAATTGATTTACGATTTCCACATTGCCAAAGTTAATGCCATATGGCATCAATGGTCTTAGGAATTCATCGTGATTGCCAGCTACATAGATCACTCTGGTGCCGCGCTTGGCATGACCCAAGATACGACGAACCACATTGGTATGGCTTTGTTTCCAGCGCCAACGGTTTTGTTGTATGCGCCACACATCCAGTATGTCGCCCACCATGTAGAGTGTTTCGCAGGTGTTGTGTTTGAGAAAGTTGTTTAACTTGCCGGCCTGACAGTCTCGTGTGCCCAAATGCACGTCGGATATAAAAATAGAGCGATAAGTTTTGGACATCATATCCTTACTTATCGCTCTATCAAGCCTTTTGTGTTACAGTTGTGTTACACATTTACTAAAGTCCACTTAGCTGTACACGGGTTTCCTTCGGCCTTGTGTTGCTGTTTTATGGTTGTGTCCTACTGACGAATATGTATCAACTGTTTAACACTTTTGCAACCGAATTTATTACACTGGCAATACGACCAATGTCACGAAGCTGTTCCACTGAGTAGCCTTCTGTCTTGAGTGTGTCGTAGTGTGCTTTCACGCAGAAGTGACACTTGCCCACAATGCTGGCAGCAAGACTGAATGCTTCAAAGTTTGACTTGGTAGTGCTACCATGGCTAGTAATTGCGTTCATGCGTAACTGTGCTGGTAGGCCTTTTAGCGCAGGATCATCAGCCATCTCAACATAAGGATACCATACATTGTTCTGTGCCATAATACTTGCGGCTGTCATTGCTGACTCAGCATGTACTGGACCATCTGCTAATAGAATGCTTAATACTTTACCGTTGCCTGTTGCGGCCAATGCGGCCACAGCACAACCCACGGCTACATCAGCATCTAATGTGCTACGCAGTAGAACAGCATCAAGATTTAACTTGGTGTCCTTGGCATAGTCCGGTAACGCACCTTTTACTGTATCAATAAAACTCATTTTGTTTTCTCCGCAATATTTTTGTAACCAGCCCAACTAGGATGGATCTTATCTTTCTGCCATCTTGTAGTTGGGATGATTGTATCGTTAAATTGTGCTGCCACACGACGGACATGTTTGACAGCATCGGGTTTAGATTCTTCGTTAGGCAAAATCCAATAAACTCGTTCAGAAATTACCTTGGTACGAATATTCATCAACATGCCATAGGTATCTGCTTTTTCCCAATCGTTGGTGCTGAGACTAATGATTACACTATTGGCAGACAGCTTGTTGTTACCAAACTTCTTGTTCCAACCGTGACTGGTAATTCCACCTTGTGCATAGTCTGCACAATCTGGACGGAACATTTTGGTTCCCACAGCAATACTATCCCCGATGATCAAACAATCCAACATTTGTTTTCCGATTAAAGTGTTTCGCCGCCTACAGTACGGTTACATGCACACAGCTCGCCAGTTTGCAGTGCATCCAACACACGCAGTGTTTCGTCTGGGCTACGACCCACATTCAAGTTGTTAACTGTTACATGTTGAATAACATTGTCTGGGTCCACAATGAATGTGGCACGAAGTGCAGCACCGGCTGGAGCGTAGAACACGCCCAGCTGTTCAATCAGGCTTACACCACCGCGCTCTTCACCGGGTTGATGACGAGCAGTGTCAGCAAACTGAATGTGCCGGATCTTGCTCAGATCTTCATGGCTACGCTGCCAGGCCAGTTTGCAGAACTCATTGTCTGTGCTACCGGTGAGCAGGACTGCATCACGGTCAGCAAAGTCCTGGAACAGTTTGTCATAGGCCACAATCTCTGTGGGGCACACAAATGTAAAGTCCTTGGGATAGTACACAATCACTTTCCACTTGCCTTCAAAACTCTTGTCCGTAATGCTAAAGAAATCATCCTTGCCTGGGTTCACACCAGTTACAGCAAATGCTGTCAATTTATCGCCAACTGTTTTCATAATTTGTTCCTTGTTAAAAATGGTACTCAGTGTTAGTACTGAGTGTTTATTGTAATAGTATATAGCTGTAAAGTCAAGCCGCGTCATTGATTTTTACTGAATAAAAATCAATGACTGCAATTAACAAAATTAATAGGATCGGGAAAGAATCATTTGCCAATAAAAAAGAGCCTTGCGGCCCTTAGTACTGGTTACGAGTTCCAGCTTCCGCTCAATTTTGCGGCCGGTTTATTTGATTTGTGTCCAAACTCGTTCACGAATTTGTCGAGTCAAGCTGTCTGGCAATGACACATAGTCAAGGTCAGCAGCATCCTTCTTGCCATTGCGGAATGCCCAGTCAAAAAACTTTAGTACGTCAGCTGAAGCCTTTTTGTCCTCAGGATTTTTGTACATGATGATAAAGCTGGCAGTGGTTATTGGCCATGTAGCGTCACCTTTTTGATCCACAATGCTCACGCCCATGCCTGGCACACTGAACCAATCAGCACCTGCGGCAGCGGCTGCAAATGTCACGTCATCGGGACTCACAAACTTGCCTGCCTTGTTTTGCAGTTGCAGGAATGTCATCCGGTTCTTCTTTACATAAGCATACTCTACATAACCAATGCTGCCCTTGGCACGATTCACATTGGCTGCAACACCTTCGTTGCCTTTGCCACCAATGCTGCTGGCTGCGGGCCATTTGATTGCTGCACCACGACCCATACGCTTGCTCCAGTCGGGGCTGACAGCAGCCAGGTAGTCAGTGAAATTGAATGTTGTGCCTGAACCGTCAGCACGATGCACCACTGTGATTGGTTGATCGGGCAATTTCTTACCAGGATTCAGGGCTGCCAGTTTGGCGTCGTTCCAACGAGTGATATCACCCATGAACACTTCGGCCAGTACTGGTCCAGTGATGCGCAGTTCGCCTGGTTGGAATCCGTCCAAGTTCACAATGGGCACTGTGCCGCCAATGATAGCTGGGAATTGAACCTGAGCATTTTTGTCTAGTTCGGCGCCGGCAACAGGTGCGTCAGTGGCACCAAATGTCACGGTCTTGGCATTGATTTGTCTGATACCGCCTGAACTGCCAATTGACTGATAGTTGAGTCCAATGCCTGTTTCTTTCTTGTAGGCTTCTGCCCACTTGGCATAGATGGGATAGGGGAATGTTGCGCCTGCGCCAGTGATGTCTGCGTGAGCTGTGACAGTTATGGCCGCCAGTAAAATAGCTAATAGTTTGTTCATTTTTTATGTTCCTTAAATAATTGTGCAATGCAGAATGCTCTTGCACAATTATTTAAGTGTTAATATATTACAGTTTTGTTACAAATTTGTGAATATTTACTCTTTAAGCAATTTTAAGTATCGATTGTAGTAGCTTCTGGCTTTGAGCAATACAGGTATCAACAGGTGTTTTACAATTTTTCTACCGTCCTGTTTTGTTTTATATTCATCCAGTCCCCTCGCCGCAAGTGATATATTATATTTTTTTCTATATTCAATGAATGTTTTACTAGTGTTAGTGTCTTCCAAGGTAGCAAATGCCATCGTTAAATTACACTTTAATTCATCAATGATTGAATTAAAAAACTGTTCACTAAAAAAATGTTGTTTATTATAATTTGTAATTTCTTTAATTTTATCCCAATTAAGTAATTGTTCTTCTGGAGTCCATGCAGTGATATTTTTCATTGCTGCAATAATTAAATTTAATCGTTTAACTGAGTCCAACTCAGTATCATATGATTCGTCAATGATCCCGTCAAATGTTTTAAACCCATAATCTCTTAGATATGCCAAACTGCCCGGAGTCGATGCCAGTATAAACGGATGCCCGCATGCAATGGGTCTGAGTATTTTTTCAGTTAACTGTATTCTCTTGTCGTCAAATAGTGTTTCTAACACAACTTCAACTTTTGTGTTGGCATAATCATCCATGTTAAAATCTGCACTAGAACAACTTGGTGCTGCGGTAGTAGGCAATATGTCTTGAATTTGAACTGGTTTAAATGCTGTATTTTTAAACTCATGTGCGGTGTAGTGTACATTGTGTTCAGGGTCAACCGGGTTGAACGATGTTTGGCAATCATCAACTAGATTGTGTTGTTGTAATAATTCTACAAATTTAAGTCTGTATTCTCTTGTTCCGCACCAAGCACGATTATAAATGAGAAATTGTTTTTGTAATTTGTTAGGTTTGATGTTAACATGCTTTGCAAATCTAAACCAGTCATGCGCAACAATAGCATGTGCCCAATAATACACCGGTATAAAATGGCTGCTTCGGTATTTTTGAACATTACTAGACTGTTGTTCACTATGCAACAATATACATTTATCATATATATTATTAATATATGTTCTTAAATTTGATGCCACAATATCAAAATTTATTCCTTCACCAGTGGGATCATAGTTGAGTGCCTGGTAAAAATCGTAATCCAGTGGTTCTTGATCGTGACACACTATCTGCGGATATGTTCGTGCGGTCGGTAACGAATAGTTTCCGGCATATTCAAATAATACATTTAAATCTTCGATATTTTTTGAGCCATGCGGTGTAAAGCGATAAATTAATACATAGTTGCCGCGCACTTGTTCGGCAATCGCATGAATGTAGTGATACAATCGATCTAAAGGAATACTCATAATATGAAAAATATAGGCTTTATTGGCATTGGAAAATTAGGACTGGATTGTGCCGAAGTCATGGCAGAGAAATTCACAGTGCGGGGTTATGATATTTACCCAAGAACCAGTGACTTGATAAAAGTTTGTGGCATCGAAGAAACTGTAAATGAAAGTGAATGGATCTTTATTGCTGTTCCCACACCGCACGAAGCTGGATACGATGGGTCAGTGCCCAGCAGTCATATGACGCCAAAAGATTTTGGACATGACGCTGTCAAAGATGCCATTTCCAAGATAAATCAATACGCCGCCACGCCTAAAAAGATTGTGTTGATCAGCACAGTGTTGCCCGGCACCACACGCAGACATTTCGTTAATCTACTAGACAAACAACACCAATTTTTATACAACCCTTACCTGATTGCCATGGGTTCGGTCAAATGGGACATGGCTCACCCAGAAATGGTCATGATTGGAACCGAAGATGGCAATTGGAACGGTGTGGCATCTGAACTGGTAGACATCTACAAACAGATTATGCAAAACAATCCACGCTACGAAATTGGCACCTGGGACGAATGTGAAGCAATAAAGATTTTTTACAACACATTTATTAGTGCCAAGGTAGGCTTGGTCAACATGATACAAGACTTTGCCATGAAGATTGGCAATATCAATGTGGATGTGGTCACTGACGCCCTGGCTCGCAGCACCATGCGTATCATGGGACCCAAGTACATGACAGCAGGCATGGGCGATGCAGGTGCTTGCCATCCGCGTGACAACATTGCTCTGCGCTGGTTGGCGGAAGAATACAACATTGGTTACGACCTGTTTGACACAGTGATGAGTGCCAGAGAAGTGCAGGCAAAGAATCTTGCTCAGTTTTTGTTTGACACTGCCCTTCAGGATGGAAAGGCCTTTGGTCTTTTGCCCATTGTGATTCACGGCAAAGCCTACAAGCCCGACGTGTCGTACTGTATTGGCAGCTACAGCACCTTGGTCGGACACTACTTGAAAGAGCTAGGAGTGCTAGTCAAATATGTTGACCCACTGGCCGATGACCCTGCCGATGTAGTGGCCACGGTTGACGGCCCTGCGGTATTTTTGTGGGCACACAATCGTAAAATTACCTATGAATACACCGGTGATCAACAAGACACACAACCGTACTGTACAATTCATCCAGGTAGCATTATTGTTGATCCATGGCGCAAACTGTCCAAGACAATGAATGGTATCACAGTAATACACTACGGAAATACTCGTAAAAATAATGCATAATGTAAAAAAATATCAACTGTACAAGTTCTGGGATGACGAGTATAAAAATTTAGCGTATGCCAATGAAAACTTCAACGATGTTGAGCTGTCTGCTCGATGGTTGACACAAGGATACCCCAACCGGTTCACCGGGGACATGTGCGACATGCGACACTCACAACCTTCGTGGAACCAACGATTTGTTGATATCTTTGCTGCCCAGGGATGGCGAGACATTGGTACCAGTTACTATCGTATGAACACCGGAACAGTGTTGCCCACACACAGTGATCTATACTTGCGGTATATCGACCTGTTTGATCTGCACGAGAAACCGTCAGCTATTCGTCGTGCCATAGTGTTTTTAGATGACTGGGCACCCGGTCATTATGCCGAGTACAGTAACCAACCATTTGTAAATTGGTCAGCCGGCGCCACCGTGGAATGGAATTATGACACTCCGCACATGGCAGCTAACCTGGGGCTGACTCCCAGATACACTTTGCAGATCACAGGACATGTATGATTGACAGTCGCAACGAATGGGATCCATTGCAAGCAATAGTGGTTGGCAGTGCATCAATGGCCAACTGGCCCAGCTCAGACCCAGTGTTTGCCGAAGAAGCATCTCGTACGCTGTGGACTGAAACTCCTGTGCCCAGCGGGCCTGTGCCCGGCTGGATAGTAGAAGAAGCCAATGTGGAACTGGATAAGCTGACAGAAATATTAGTGGACTACGGTGCTGTTGTGTACAGACCAATGCCGATGGACTTTGTGGCACGAAACGGCATGTACAACTACTGTCCTAGAGATCGACTTATCGTGGCCGGAGACACAGTAGTAGATTGCAACATGATGTATCCTTGTAGAAATCAAGAATCCCAAGCGCTGCGCACAGTCTTGGATCAGGCCAGAATTATCAAAACAATGCCACGAGATCAAGGCATGACATTAGATGCTGCCAATGTGTGCAGACTGGGCGACACATGGTTATATCTGGAAAGTCACAGTGGCAACCGTGCTGCATACAATTGGTTGTGTGAACAATTCCCTGAAATCAACATTGAGTTGTGTAACTTTTATGCTGGCGTACACATTGACTCCACCATTGTGCCCATACGCGAAGGTCTTGTACTGTTGAATGGCAGCAGAGTAAACGAATCAAACTGTCCTCGAGCTTTTGACTCGTGGGAAAAAATCTACATCAATGATGTGGTTCCGCAAGGCTTTTTTGAATATCCGTACGCATCCAAATGGATTGCAATGAACATGCTGGTGTTGGATCCCAAGACAGTTATCGTCGATCAGAAACAAACTGAGCTAATTACATTGTTAAAGTCAAAGGGAGTTGATGCGATTCCGCATACACTCAGTCACAGTCGTACCTTAGGCGGCGGCTTCCATTGTGTAACACTTGACACACGGAGAAAACATGATTGACACTGAAGTACTAAAACGAATGATAGAACAGCAGATTGCTGAAACTGTTGGTAGTCATGTGTCCGGTGTGCTGACATCCGACGAATGGGCACAGCCAATTGAAGAAAAAATATTAAAATACACTCAGGATCGTATACTTTCCAAATTTGCCAATTCAACTGCAATGCCTGAAATTATTGAAGCTGTCAAAACCAGTGTTGGTGAGCTATTTGCCAACGGGCACATACCCGGAGTATCCGCATTTGTTGACAACAAACTCATCCAAGCCACAGTGGACAAAGGGGTAGAAAAGCTAACACAATCAACTGTGATAGAACTGTTCAAAGACCCAGCATGGTTAGAAAAAATTGAAAAATTAATTAATCAAGCAGTTGTTCGTCAAACAATGATGACCATTGGGTCAATTGACATTGCCACCATTATTCATCAGCGTGTGGACGAAAACATGGCGGTGTTCAAGCGTGAATTGCTGGAGAGTTTTTCCAGCACTGGTATAGATGACAAAGCAACTGAGTGTCAGCTGACCATCATGGACGATGTCACGGTGATTGAAAACACACTGACTGCTAGGTCTGCAAATTTTGTAGAATCTGTCACAGTAAAAGATCTAGCAGTAACAGGATCTATCAACACAGACAATCACAGCTGGAATGCCTTGGCTGTTGACATCAGTGCCAAGACACTGGTACAGCTGGATCAAGATTGGAAACACCGGCTGGTTGCTCAGGTAGCAGATGAAATTAAAGCCAATGGGATTGATTTTGCCAATGTAAAAGTTGATGGATATCCATTGGTGTCTGGTGCTGAGCTGGCCAGAACTGTGACACAGAGCAGTTTACGCAAGGTAGGTCGACTGCAGGACTTGATAGTGGATGGTGAAACAAGTTTGAATGAAACAGTGACGGTGGTAAAGAAACGAGTGGGCATCAATACAGAACAACCGGATGCTGCGCTCAATTTATGGGACGAGGAAGTCAGCATTTCCGCAGGCAAATATAAAAATCATGAAGCATATTTTGGAACCAACCGCGATCAAGCACTGAACATTGGCGTTAATAAACTTCCGCATATTACCATTGGCACTGACGGCATCACCAGCATTAAAAAATTGCGAGTGGCACAGTACCTGATTGGGCACGGTATCTCAGTACCCGGCTATGCTGGTACCAAAGGCGACCTTGTGTTCAATGTGAATCCTGTTCCCAACAGTGCATTTGCCTGGGTATGTCTGGGCGGCCACAACTGGAAAGTGCTGCGGGCAGCGGAATGAGAATCAACTGGGTTGTGGCCGACGCCACGGTGATTGCACCAGATGTGGACATTGCTGCCATCAAGAACATTGCCAGCATTTGGGGCAGTTGGCGCACCTGGCGTGGATGCAGCACCGACAATGTGGTGTGCAATGACGCCGGCAAAGCTCGCGAATTGTTAAAACGCAACATGCAAGAAATGTGCAACATGTATATCCCCGAGTCCATGTATGCTGAATTGGATAGACCTCAATCGATTCGGTTGTTTGGTGGCCAGTTTACATTTGCGGTAGACAATCAAGATGAACTGATTGCTATACAATTGGTATCCGGCCAAAGCGATATTGTGTTACTGATGGGATTTGATTGGACCGAAAAGCCCGTCAGCAGTGATCGGTTAATAGCACACAGAGCAAACAACTATCGTAAATTTGTTGTGGACGCTGTGCGAAACAACCCCGAGACCCAATGGGTTTTGGTAGACCACGAAGGCGATGTTATGCCCGAATTGGCTGATTTTGATAACTTGACACAAGATACCCTACAAAATGTAATGGAACTACTGTCCACTTGACAATGTCCAATGATCAGTGTACAATACTCTGTATGACTACACTAAAGCGTATTGGTTTCTGTTGCAAATGGCTCAATGATCCGTCCGAATGCGGCGGCATGAAAGTCAATGCTGTGGACCGTGAACTAAACGGCCGATCAACCACCATGCGCTGGCTGCGCGAACATCCTGCCGAAGCTGAACAGCGCCAGTGGGATATCATGAATCATAACACTGCTGCTGCTGTGCGAATGATCGAGCGTGTGGCCACACTGCCGGCCAATCGCAGAATGGTGCGGCTAGGATCAGAAATGTTGCAAGGCTACACTGAACCCAGTTGGAAGGCCTGGTGGCAACAGCCAGAGATACAGGATCATCTGGCTCGTATATTTGCACCCATTGGTGAAACTGCTCGTAGACTGGATGTTAGACTCAGCTTCCATCCTGGACAGTTTTGCGTGTTGGCAAGTGAGAATCCCGGCATTGTAGAACGCAGTATAGAAGAATTCGAATATCATGCAGACATGGTGCGTTGGATGGGCTATGGCCGAACCTTCCAGGACTTTAAGATCAATGTACACATCTCAGGCAAACGCGGGCCAGCCGGTATTCGAGATGCACTCAAACGACTTTCACCTGAAGCAAGAAGTTCGATCACAATCGAAAACGATGAAAACGCCTGGGGCATTGACTCAAGCCTTGAACTGGCCCAAGACTGTGCCCTTGTGTTGGACATACACCATCATTGGATTCGCACAGGAGAATACATCCAGGCCACTGACGATAGGGTCAAAGGCATAGTTGACAGTTGGCGTGGTGTTAGACCTGCACTGCATTACAGTGTGAGTCGTGAAGATGTGCTGGTGGATCATCCTACTGATATCATTCCGGATCATGCTGAGTTGTTAGAGGCCGGCTACAAAAAACAAAAGATGCGAGCACACAGTGATTTTTATTGGAATCAGTCAGTGACTGACTGGGCTTTGACCTTTTGGGGTCAGTTTGATATACAGTGCGAATCCAAAGGCAAAAATTTAGCCAGTGAACAAGTTTATCGTCGTGCTGTTGAACTGGGATTGGCGTAATGAATTTTATTTCAAAAGCAGTCGGCAGTGTGCGTCAGTATATTCGTACTGACTGGGCCAGCAATCGTGTGCGTTTTTGTACAGAAGTATTTGCCTGGGCTTGCAGCGTAGTTTCTGCTGTGATGTTTGCAGCCACTGTGCCCAATATTCCAGTGGTGCCACTGTATACGATTTTTATTGCAGGCTGTTTTGCCAGCGCCTGGGCATGTTGGACCAGACGGAGTTTTGGCTTGATGGCCAATTCCGTGTTCCTGGTTGTGATCGATGGTGTCGGCTTGATCCGATACCTGTTGCAGAATTAAACTTTGGGTGCTCGTGGCTTGCGAGCAACAACCTTGGCCGCAGCCGGTTTCTTTGCAGCCGGCTTTTTCTTTTCAACCACCGCAGGAGCAACTTCCGCCACCAATGGAATTGGAGTAGTTGCAGCCGGCTCTGGAATCTTGTATGGTGCTGATTCTACTGTTGATTCTTGTTTTGGAGTACTGACAAAAAAGTTCTTAATCGCTGATAAAAATGACATAAAGTTTCCTTTTGGTTATGTTAAACATATTTACTCAAACTGCCAAAACAAGTGTAAAAAATGTTGAAGAATACTAATGGTTTCTACTGAGAGACACTAAATAACTCAGTAGAAACCATGAGAAAGAAAAACACACAATGTTAAAATCTATCAAACAGCTCTTACAACAAGTTTTCTATCGGCCTTCAGATATTGAAATGTTCGTTTCAAGTAAGAATCCCAAAAATGCAGGCGATGTTGAACATTGGATGAGAGTATATCAGCACAAAGGAAATTGGTAATGAAAAAAATTGTTAAAATTATATATGATCTGTCTGAAATAATCAGTTCTGCTAATCGTGCTGCTTGGCTGACACGCCGCGGCCACATTAAACAAGCTAGAGAAATATATGAAAAGGCACATCCATGAAAGACAGCATCATCAATGTGGTAATAGCACTGAGTATAGCTGTTGTTACTTTTGGACTAGCATTGGTCAACACCCTGCATTTGATCGGGAAACTGTAACATGTGGCCCGTAACTGATGAAGAATGGGAAGCATGGTTTAATCAACCATCCAACTAATTTGTCCTAACTAGAACTTTTTGGAGAGATAGATCAGCAAAAATTGCGGCAGTGCAACATAAATCATAAATAAGTGTGTTATAATAACAACCATAGGATGCCGCAATAAGGCGGGTCTTATTTTCAGTAAACTCGCTTAAATTAGGAGAAAATTATGTTTACAACCGACTCATTCGTGGACACTGTCCAAACAGCCAAAAAAACCTGGATCAAAACTTTCATCACAAACAATCACATTGCTGAGTCAATGAATCATTTTGTTGACAGCCAAGCTGACTACACCAAAAAAGCATTCAAAGCAAGCACTGATGCTGCACAAGAAATTGCTGCTGAAACAGTCAAAGCTGCACAGGCTGCTGCCAAGTTTGACTATTCCAAATTTGGTGAAGGTATCATGAAGGCCTACTCTGCTCAAAACACAGCCAAAGCCAAGTAATATTCAGTTCAAAATCACTTGACCAATGGATCCAGTTCGTGTACACTAGGTGCATGAGCTGGATTTTTTCTTGGGTGTACATAAACGAATAAATGGAGTCGATGTGTCTGTAGATAATTTTGTAGTGTTAGACAGCGTGTATGGTAAATTTATTGTGGCCAGAACCTGTTTGTTCCAGGCCGAAGCCTTGGTCAAGACCGGCCGCACCCACATCGAAAGTGAGTTGGCTAATATTTTTGCACTGGTCAACACACTGCCCGATGATGCAGTGATTGTGGATGGCGGAGCCAACATTGGATTCTTCACTGTGCCTGTGGCCCACAAAACACAGGGCCGCGGTATTAGGATCATTTCGTTTGAACCACAACGACAATTGTTCCATGCACTGGGTGGCAGTTTGGCCTTGAACGGATACGATCATGTGTATCTACACAACCGTGGACTTGGCGCCAAGCCCGGCATCGGCACTTTGCCCAAAGTGGATTACAGTCGCATAGAAGATTTTGGCACAGTGTCTTTGACCGATCAAACCAAACTCATTGAAGACAGCTGGATGGCCGACTGTTTGGTGGACATTGTAAGCATTGATGACATGCATTTGCCCAGACTGGATTTCTTCAAACTGGATGTTGAAGGATACGAAGTTCCAGCGTTGACTGGGGCTCTCAACACAATCAAACAACATCGTCCGTGGATTTGGGTTGAGTATTTCATCACCGGAACCGAACCAATCAAAGCAGCCCTGGCAGACCTTACCGATTATTCTTTTTATTTGGTTGATTACCAAAACATGTTGGTTGCCCCCAAAGAACGGTTGGTCAACATTTCCACCACAGGACTGCAACAAGTGTGACAATAACAACACAATTGACCATTTGAGTTGCCAACACTTGACCAATTAATCCAGTTCGTGTACACTAGATACATGAGCTGGATTTTTTTGGATTTACACAAACCAATTCTGGTTGACCAATCAAGTTTAGTGGTAATACACCATCAACATTTAAGGGTATTGAAATGAAACATCGTATTTTAACTGCTGTGGCATTGGCTGCTGCTATGATGACCACAGGATGCAGCAACAATCCACTCAAACCCGGCGGCGGCGCAGACCCCGGTGCCAGTGCCACCACTGCCATCAGTGAGCAAGTGGCAGTCAATGACTTTACCCGCATCGGAGTGCGTATCAAATACAAATTGATCACAGGTGAGCTTGAAAGCATTGAAGCCACCGGCTATGCTCCAGTCTGGGGCAACAGTGCATCCGCAGTGCGAGAATCATTCCGTGTGGCCGAACTCGAAGCCAAGAAAAGTCTTAACGATTTTATCAATCGTGAAAACATCACCAGCAGCACTTCGGTCAAAATGATCAGTCATAATCTGGAGCAGGCCACAGACAACAAGAAAAACAACTTTGTAAGCAATGTGGTCAAGTCCACTGACGAGTTCGCCGAAGTTGAAACGGCTGTCAATCCCAATCGTATCAACAACAACGAAACCAACACTGCTGTACGCAATGACGCATTGAAAATTGCCAGCACTGTGAACAACACAATCACTGTGAAAGCTTCGGGTATCCTGGGCGGACTGTACCTGGTCGAAGGTAAAGTGATCAACAGCGGCAAAACTGTAATGACCGTCTATCGATGGGACGCCCGGAGCAATGCTGTTCGTCCCACTGTGCGTTCTGCAATGATGCAGTAACATGTTCAAGCGTTTACTGCTGGCCATCAGCACTGCGGCAGTGCTGACAACTGCTCATGCTGATGTGCTTTCTATATTTTTACCAACGCCGTGGACTGTGGGCATTGGGTTGGTTCGATGGCTGGCTGAAGGCCAAGAAAAAATTCTTTATGTAGAAGTTGTAGGCGAAGGTGCCACTGTAGATCAAGCAAGACAACAGGGATTTGCACTGGCAGTAGAACATGCTGTGGGCACTGTGATTGTGAGCGAGACAGCGGTGCGCAACAGTCGTATAGCACGGGACGAAATCATTACCTACTCTTCGGGCTATGTGGATCGATTTGAAATTGTCAAACAACAGCAGGCGGGAAATAGAATTCAAGTCAGCATGAAAATATGGGTCAAGCACAGCAAGTTGGCCAATAGATTGTTGAACCAATCCGAAACAGCCGGCACCATTGACGGCGGACGAATCAGCGCACAGATACAGTCGTTGCAACGAGAACGAGTATCCGGAGATCGATTGCTGCAATCTGTGCTAGCAGACTATCCACGCAGAGCATTTGATGTTGAATTGGCGCCAACTCGGGTATTTTTTGATGCCAACAGAAATGGGCAACTAGAAGTGGCATTTCATCTGTCCTGGAACAAGTTGTACATTGACAGCATAGCCGAAGCTGTTGCTGCAATAAATCAAAGACCCGACTGCGGTAGATTTCCCGGCTGTACCAATGTGACTTCGGAAGTGACTGTTAAACGGCGTGGATTTGGATCCACCACCACAGCATATTTTGATGATCGCAATGCACAAGAACTGATACGAAAAGAAATGGTGCAAAGCCAGCCCACCGTTCGTGTGGCCATTATGGATGTGAACGGCAATGAACAGTTTAAACAGTGCTTTTATGCCAAAGAACTGGATTATCGCGAGTACGCGGCCTGGTATTATGTAACGCTGGACCACAACAAAGTGTCCATAAACGGCCAGGCCAGCAAGAGATTCAGCACATTGATCAATCTTGGTTCTGTGCCGGCAAACCGGCTGGACAAAGTGGAAATATCCCTGGTTCGCGGACCTGGTTGTTAATTTGGATTATGGCACGATTGTGCCATAAGTAGTTGTGTACCAATTTGGTTAGCTGTACAATGCTAACTACTATAACTTTAATTAGATCACATCATGGCAAACCAAACAGATACAGAATTCAACAAAGACCACACACAGGCCTTGGCCGACATAGGCATGTATGTGCTGATGGGAGAAATCAATGCCGAAACAGTCAAACCTGTAATCGAATGGATTTTACATGAAAACTTTGTGTCCAAGAAAAAACGCAAAGAACTCTTGTTGATGATCTGTAGTGAGGGCGGCGATGTGCAAGATGCATTTGCCTTGATTGATGTGATGCGCAGCAGTCTTATTCCTGTAAAGACAGTAGGCTTGGGAATGATTGCCAGTTCGGGACTGTTGATTTTTCTTGCTGGCAGTGCCGGACGCCGTGTGCTGACTCCCAACACTTCGATACTAAGTCATCAATTCTCTTGGTACAACGAAGGCAAGGTTCACGAACTGTTTGCCACTATGAAAGAGTTTGAACTGACTCAACACCGCATGGTCAAGCACTATCAAGAATGTACTGGGCTTGACGAAGACGACATTCGCAAAAACTTACTACCGCCACATGATGTATGGCTCACTGCGGAAGATGCATTGAGACTCCGCATCTGCGACAGTATTTCAATACTTCAGCGCTGACGCTTTCGGCCAAACACTGACACATTATCTCTTGGAGGTTTCACAACTTCTGCCTCGTCCTCTGCAACACCACCGGCCCTGGCAGTGATTCCAGAGCGTTTTTGTGTTACTGCATCCAACTCTTCAGGTGATGTTCTAGTAGCGGCCTGTGCCACAGCAGATTCAGATTCATCGTCTTGGTTTGGAATTTTTTTAGGATCTTTGTTAATGCTAAAGACCAATTTACCACCAGAACTTGCTGTGCTAGAATAACTCTTTTGTGCTTCAAGTGTAACATCAGTGAACAGTTTGCTAGGCCATACTGTGTTAAACCCCTGAATAATAAACTCTCCTTTGCCTTGCTTGGCCAAGGTGTACATCTGCACAAATGCTGAATTGTTAAGAATGTCGGCTGCGGCCGCAGAGAAGTTGGTGTTCAGGTTGATATAGTTAACAACTTTATATGCAATTGAACTCACCATGTGATTCAGTGGCACAACCCTACTGGGGTCTTTGGCACTGCGTTCTTTGTATATTTTCTTCAAGTTGTCTGTGACATCTGTGTCATCAATATCAAAATTTTTAACTCCTGCATATTTTTTTAAACTCATCACTTCCTGTGCTTCGGCCGGTGTAATCATGCCTTGATCAACAGCTAATTTCAGTGGACCAGAATCGTGATTGCCTTTGTCAATGATGCCTAAAATATCAATGACATCACTGTATTGTTTTCTAAATTGAGTCATTCCCGCAGCTTCGAGTTCACGCACTGCTGTCAACAAGTTCACACTGGAAGCCATGGCACCTTTGTCGCCTTTGCTAGACAGTTTGATTTGTTTGCCTTCTGGACTGACCAGCAACGAATCGTACAATTCGCCAGACACACTTTTATTAAAACTTACTGTGCAATCGCTGAATCCTTTTTTGCCCATAAATGTTGCAGCAGCTTGTGCTGCATTGCCCTTCACTGGTAATCCGTTGATAAGTGCAATGGGCTGTAGCATTTCACAAAAGTAATCACGGAAGCCGGTAAAATCCATATTGCCTGCAGGCACTGATATTGGAAAACTTGTTGCATCGGAAATAATAACAGCAGCTTGGTACTCGTTGCTGTTCTGTCCAAACCGTGCAGCAATTTGTGCCAGAATCGATGCTGGCGTTTGATCTCGAAATTCAGTCAACACATCAGTGGGTTTATATCCAACTTTTTCTTTGCTGCCTTTGGCATCAGCTTGTCCAAAGCCTCCGGGAATGTCTTTGGTTTGAAAGAATTTATTTTGATCAAACACAGGTTTGATCTCTTTGGCAAATTTAGCCAAATATCGTGGGCCAACCGCAGTGTCAAATGTAGCTATACCAAACGCTTTGTTGGCATTGCTGGGTTGATTAATTAGATGAACAGGATGTGGTAACTGTGCTTGTACTGCATCAAATGCTGCTTGGGTTTCATCTTGAGTCTGATACTGCCCAACTTTGGGATAAAATGTTAAATTTTGAAAAACGATTTGATCTTCCAACTCATCGCCTCTGGTGTACTGCTCACCAGGTGTTCGACCGCTAAGTCCGCGGGCCTCTGCTAATATTGAGTCAAGTAAGTTTAAAATATCACGCATAGTTCGCTCTTTAGTTAAGTATATTACTTATCACATTTAGAAACATATGAACAAATCACTGTGTTGACTTGTTGTGATGGTCAATGCTATAATACTGTATATTTAACAACAAGGAATTTTATGCCGCATCTAGTCCCAATGGTAATCGAGCAAACCTCCAAAGGCGAGCGCAGTTACGACATCTACAGCCGTTTGCTCAAGGATCGTATTGTGATGTTAGACACCGAAGTCAGTGATCATTCGGCCAGCTTGATTGTGGCGCAGATGTTGTTTTTGGAAAGTGAAAATCCCGATGCAGACATCTTGTTTTACATCAACAGCCCAGGCGGTGTGATCACAAGTGGCATGAGCATCTACGACACAATGAACTTTATCAAATGTGATGTCAGCACCATTGTGATGGGGCAAGCCTGCTCAATGGGGTCATTTTTAGCACAGGCCGGCACAGCAGGCAAACGCTTGATGCTGCCACATGCACGACACATGATACATCAGCCTTCAGGTGGTGCTCGTGGCCAGGCCAGTGACATTGAAATCAGCTACAAAGAAATCATGCACATGAAAAAGATGCTGACCGATCTGTATGTCAAGCACAACAGCCGTGGCAAAACCTATGAGGAATTCGAGCGTGACATGGACCGAGACACCTTCATGAGTGCAGCAGAAGCGTTGGATTATGGGTTGATTGATAAGATCGTGGAAAAACGCTGAAATAACAGTTGACCGATAAATCCATTTGTTGTATAATTAACACTTAGCAACAAGGAGTCCTATGGCAGGCAAAGCAAAATCAGTCTATCTTACGGTCACACCAAAAGGTGAACATAAAAGTGTGTTCCGCAAGATGTTTTTTGATGCAAAAGCATATAATGATTTTGTGAAAACTGACGAATTCAAAACAAAATATCCCACCGAGCAGTATCAAGTAATCAAAGAAATCTATTAAATGATTTTCAATCCCGTTATCAACCCTAGAAAGAAAACCATGACTGTTCCTGTTACAATCTGCACTGCCACCGGCGGCACCATTACCTATACCAAAACAGGACTAATTCATCGTTCCAACGGTGCATATTCCGGAAAAATTGCTGCACTGGAAAAACCTGCCAAAAAGTAATACTTTTTTGCTAGTGAACAACCCGTCCGGTTGGCGGGTTTTCTTTTGGTTGACTCCAAATGCCCATTCTGCTATAATTAATGCATAAACAGCAAACAGGAGCCACAATGCAAGCAACAGAATTGGATACAAAAACAGCACCATTTGCCTGGCTTGCGGCCAGAGATGCGGCTGTGAAAAGTTATGCTGCCAGCACTCTTTACACAGAGGCTCAAAAAATTCGTGCCGAGCGTATGAAGTTGGGTCTTGAAATGGTGTACTCCGTTAAGAGTGCCTTTCTCACTTATCGCAAGAAGTTTGTGACTATCAAATTGGATCAAGCTCAAGTGCGCGACCGCAAGACACTGGCTCTGTTGGAACAAGATTATACCGCACAAGGCAACATTACCAAAGTAATTACCGCACAAGGCATCACTTATCGTATTGCCCGCAGTTGACTGATAATTCTCATTCTGCTATAATTAACGCATAAACAGCAACAAGGAGTTGGTCATGAACATGAGCTATTGTATGTTTCAAAACACCGCAAACGATCTGCGTCAGTGCCTGGAGGCCATGGATGCGGCCGAGACCATGGCTGAACTGGAACTGAGCCGTGACGAAAAACGCAGTTACGATCTCATGCGAGAATACTGCGAAAACTTCCTGAACATTGCTGAACGACTGGATGATGCTGACGCTGACGCTTTTGGAGTTGCGAAATGAACGAACGAATTCGAGAACTTGCTGAGCAGGCTGAAAAATATGCCTTGGACAATGTCGGTAAAGGACATTATGGCATTGAGGACTTGATATACCAGTTTCAATTTGTTGATACTAAGATGGAAAAGTTCGCCGAGTTGATTGTTCGAGAATGTGCTGGCCGAGTTGATTGGATACTTGCCGAAGGTGGTGGGACACAGGGCGATTTGATTAGAGAACATTTTGGAGTTGAACCATGACTTGGGATTTATTTTGGGGATTCCTATTAGGGTATGTTGTGGGAGTGCTGTACATGGCATACCGTTCTAATCTGGATTCCAGGACAACTACGGAATGAACCATGACTGATTCCATCATGCCCGTAACTCAATTTGCCAACAGCTTTACTGGCGTGTTACCCATTGCCACTGTGGGCAAAGGTGTTGTGCAACAGGAAAGCTGGCAACAGACCACTTATCCCAATGGTGCCACGGTCACCAGGGTCTATCACAACAGCATTGAAGTTTATGATAACCGTGCAGTTGTGACCCGGCACAATGTTCGTCCCAATTTGGATGTGATGGCATGAACTTCTTTTGGGGATTCCTATTAGGTGTTATAGTAGGTGTGTTATACATGGCATACCGTTCCAATCAGGATGACAGGACAACCATAGAATGAGTTACATAGTAGGATCACTACCGCCCATCAAGTGCTGGGTAAAACGAGAATTTCTCTACAACTTTGAAAAAGGTCATGGCGAACTGGAACCAGCCATCTGGGTCAGTATCAAAGCACTAAGAGGCCAGGTGTTTCGTATTGAAAGTTTACTGCCCAACTACGGAGCACTCTACGACAAACTGCCGATCCATGCCTATGTATGGCAAGAAAACTACACAGGCACATTGCCCATAGACACCCTGCAACTCTGGGACTGCATGGGTTATCGTTTTACTATCATTGAAAAAATTGGTCTGCGTAATCTGGGTGTGAAGTTTCTGGGCAAGGATCGGCAGTGGCACTACGGCACCTACCTGTTCACTGTGGACTTCTGTGCTGACGGCATGGATGTGGACACCGGCTTTACTGAAGTGGCCGAAGAGCACAAATCGTTTAATTTTATTCGATTGGAAAACGGGCAGTTTGCTTGCCAGCCCAACAACCGATGCTTGTGGTATGATCAGAGTTTGATCTCAGGTGTGACCAAATTCCCAGACTTTAAAGCCGCACAGACCATATTCACAGTGGATGGCACACGCAAGTGGTCAGCAGGAGATGACTGGTTTTACTCCATAGATGCAAAAAACGAACCTGGTTGACCATTAATTCCCGTTTTGCTATAATATACACATAAACAGCAAACGGAGCAGACATGCAGATGACACCAGAACAGAAGGCAGCAGAGATCGAGCGTTTGACAGCCGAGTACGAGTGGCTGACTCTTATCAGCTGTAACGGTCGTTACGGTGGCAGCATTTTTATCAAGCAGGCTGCTATAGCTGAAAAATTGCGTGAGTTGACCAACGGTTGACCATTATTCACCAATCTGCTATAATATACACATAAACAGCAAACAGGAGTCGCAAATGAGCCAGTTTCAAGTTCGGTTTTATCGTGGTGAAGATGTAGCATCTTCCAGCTGGCTGGTAACGGAAGTGCTGTCAGACGACGGTGAGGGCAATCGCACCAGCGATATCCGCGCCGAATTTGACCCCACCGCTGACGGTTGGGAACAGGCCCAGGAATTGGCTGCGGCGCTGAATCGCGAAGTGGAACAAGAAATCTACGCAGAATTTGGTTGAGACTATTATGAAAACTGTATCCTTTGTTATACAACTACCGCGTCAGCGGCGCCGAGCTGTGGAACTGTACAGCCGCGACACACCGTTCAAACCCCGTGTTGAACAGTCACGAGTGGCGTACACTCGACGAGTCAAACATGTTCGACAATTTCAAGAGTAACCATTATGACTGTTCAACATTTGAATTATTTGAAAACTGCGGTGGAAGTACTGGAATCTGGCCAGGCCACAGCGGCCAACACCATCAAAATTCTCAAGATCATGAGCGAAATCTGTGCAATGAATGCACAAAAGATGACGCAGAATTTGGTTGACCAATAATTCCCGTTCTGCTATAATTAACACTTAAACAGCAACAAGGAGTCCCGAATGTTCGCACTAGACAATATCGAATCCGTCCATAACACTGCCGTTGCCGCCGCACAACAAGCCGAAGCAGATTTCCGTGCTCAACACGGCGAGCCTGGTTACTGTGGTTTTGCCTGGGTCAGCGTACACGAAAAGGCCAGTACCAAATTGGGTCGTGCGCTGAAAACTGTGGGCTTTACCAAAGCATACGGCGGTGGACTCCAACTTTGGAATCCCGGTGGCAGCTTCACGCAAAGCATGGACATCAAAGAAACCGGCGCCAGAGCCTATGCCGAGGTCCTTAAGTCGCATGGCATCACTGCATACATGAGCTCACGAGCCGATTGACCAATAATTGCCGATCTGCTATAATTAACACTTAAACAGCAACAAGGAACACAATGATTCAACCACTGATTAATCTTGCTATTGTTTTGATGCCCATTGTTGTTATGGGTTTGGTTTTGTTGATCAAAGGAGAGTTTTAATGGGTACACACAGTCGAATTGGGGTCATGCACGGTGACACTGTTAAGAGTGTTTACTGTCATTGGGATGGCTACCTGGAGCACAATGGAGCCATCCTGCAAAAGCATTACGACAGCGCCCGCGCCAACAACCTTGTGGCGCTGGGCGACATCAGTAGCCTGTGCAAAGAGATTGGTGAGAAGCATCCATTCAGTCGATTTGACACTGACATGTCAGACGAAGCGTATGAGAAACTCTACGGCAACATGACCACTTTTTACGGTCGTGACCGTGGCGAAGAAGGCGTGGACTTCAAAGTGGCACACACCTTTGCTGCCTTCCTGGATCAGGTCGAGGCCTGTGGCGCAGAGTATTACTACATCATGCGGGACGGTGTGTGGTATTGTGGTAGCCCCGACAAGGGTAGTAAGTTAGTGGCCCTGGCAGAAGCATTGGCTGCAATTGGAGAGACCGAACATGCGTAAAATTGCATTGGCATTGATTTTGATCAGCTTGACTGGCTGTGGTACCATTGGTGGCGCAGTGTCCGGAGCCGGGCAAGACCTTGGCCGCGCAGGCGAATACATTCGTAAAATTTAACAACTGGGAAATCATCATGAGTTATTTTAGCGAACTGCACTACGACATTCAAGAGCTGTACATCGACGGACTCGAGCCCGACGAAATTGCCAGCAAACTAAAAATCAGCGTTGGCAAGATTGTGTCGGTGTTGAATGAGTTGGGTGTGCGATACGACCAACAGGACCCAGCATGAAAGTGGTACAAGAAACCACTGAGTGGACACATCCCAATCATGTGTATTTCCTCAACGATGCCCGTAACAAAATGGTTGCGTATGTTCGGTCTGGTACTGCACAGATCCAGGAGTTCAAAAAGCCCATCAGTTTTTACACCACAGGACGCCGATTTCGGGAAGTGCCGAATTCGTGGAATTTTGTTCCAAAAAACTTGGAAACACCGCAGGGTCGTAGTTGGACCGTGGCCGGCTCAAAAGGTGCAGAATACACTGTGACCGAGTACCAGGGCGAACAGACCTGTTCTTGCCCGGGATTCAAGTTTCGTGGCGCCTGCAAACACATCAAGGAAACAGCATAATGTGGACATTACTATTAGTGACAACAATCTCGGCTGCACCTGCCCCGGCCGGAACATTTGCAACACAGCAGGCCTGCCAGACCTCTGCCAAAGAATGGCAAGCACAGGGCATCAAAGCTGGGTGCGTTCAACAGCCGTCAGTGGAGGATGCTATGAAACAGGCCATGACCATGATGAATGCTTTTGTAAACAGCATGCCAAAGTAATACAACAGCAGTGTATCAAATACAAACCCGCCTAAGGCGGGTTTTTCTTTGTCTTTATATTCCGTAGGTTAATTGTAATGCGTTAGAGTTTTGTTGTATTTCATCAGCGGTCAGGGCTCGCCCGTATACCGCAGTGACACCAACGTCGCCATACCAGAAGTTGTCGGTTCTGCCTACATTTTCAGTTGAACTACTTTGATATTGAGCAAATGTCTGCCCAGCCACAGCTCCTACTGCTTGTCCGTTGAAATAAAAAGTTACTACACCGCCTGTGGTTTGCGTAACAGCAATAATGGCCCAGGTGTTTGCGGGGATTGACACATTGTCGCTGAGTCCGCCAAACGTGGCTGCACTGTAATGTATTTGTAGATTGTTTGAAGTGTCGTGGTGTATATAAGTGTTGAAATTTCTAAGACCAGTGTTTGTGCCAAATATTCCACGGTATTGGTCAAGCCCGGGAGTCCAAGCACTGGCATTGATTCTTATGGCCGCTATAACAGTTTTGCCAGTATAGGTTTGATTGTATTTGTTAGAGACAGTGGACGCATACTGTGAGCCGGTGCCGTTGAGTGAGAAATAACTGGCCGGCCCAGCACTGGTAAAAGTTGGACTACCCACTAAGGTGGCTGTGTTGTTGTTGCCTGACAGATCAGTCCATGTGGTTCCAGAACCAGGATAACTGGCAACATTTCCTGGATCTAGGTACAGTAGCGCACCCGTTGAATTAAACGATGCATCGTACACAACGGTGTTGCTGAGTTTTACG